CTGCCCTGCTCATCAAAGAAGCTGCGCTCTGCTGCTCTCATAGCACCAGGTATAAATCCACCCTGGCCGTCTAACCCATACAGAAGTTGCTGGGTATTGCCGTCCATAGATGTTTCGTTTACGTTTATGCCTGCAACATAAGGATCAGCCGAACCGCCTTCTGCATAACGCTTTAACTGTTGTGGGGACATAATCATGCTGGCTCTCCTGCGAAATCTTTAAATAACGACATCATGTCATACATAAGCTTGGTGCCTTTGTCCCTAGACTCTTTCCCCAGGGGCTCTAGCGTTATGATCCCGCCGTCCTTCTTCATCTGAAAAGCACCGGCACCACGCACTGCTTGGCCAGTCATTACAAACTCACCATCGCTTAACATGGCTGGAATGTCATCGCTGACTTCTGTGCCTTCGCCATCAATGCGGCCATCCATCTTAATAAATTCTTCCATTGCTACATTGCCACCTTCAGCAAACCGCATTACAGGTCCGCCATAACGGGCCGACATTGGCTCCTCATCCCTAGGCGGAGTTGCACGGCCCCCGCTCATTGTGGGGAAAGTGTTAGAGGGTAGCAAACCAAACTCGACGGGGTTAGGAGCTTCCTTACCTGTACGCCTAGCTATCTCCGCTTCTATATTGTATCGGCCAGCTGAGTTCATTGTGGTCATTGGAGTCTGTGCTACACCCTTAGCATTTTTGGCTTCATCATAAGCCATTTTACCCAGCAGCCCAGCTAAGCCCATTGCCGCTAGATCTTTACCGCCAAACCCACTGCCACCACCAAACGCGGAGGCAAGATTGCTTCCGCCATCTTTAGTCAAGTTTTTCATCCAATCCGGTGTATCAAAAGCGTTGTCTATAAAACTGCCGTTAGTGAAAGGGTTAAGGCTTGATAACCCGCTAGAGGTTGACGAAGAAGCACCACTGTTTGCACCAAGAGCAGCCATTGCTGATTCATACGCCTGGTTGGCATAACCTTGGGCTTCCTCTTCTGTTGCTCCAGCAGCAATCGCATCTTGAAAAGTTTTTTGGCCGATAGCTTGAGCGTCAATGTATGTTCCACTCATGTCGTAGCCAGCCTGGGCCGGCATTCCTCCGCCGGCCACACCACCTAGTGTTGACGCAGCTTTGCCCAGCATAGTTGTTGGTGCGCCAGGTAAACTTCCTGGACGGAACACGGTAGAGCCAGCTCCAGCTACAGTTCCAGGCGCTGCAGCAGCACCAGAATATGTTGCTGTTTTGAGCAACCCTGGTATTCCTTTAGTGCCGCCCACTCCACCAAAAATTGTATCCATTGGATTAGAAATTAAGTTTCCTATGCCGCCGCTTATGGCGGAGCCAGTCCCAGAAAGGCCAGCGCCTAAGCCGCTAAAGAAACTACCTTTACCAGCTTTTGTTATGTTAGATATATTTTCGCCAAAGGTTCCGCCGGTTGCTCCAGGTCCTGCAACAGTCAGCAGCGCCAGGGGACTAATGTTACCTTTCGC